CCGGCCGACCTCCGCATCATGCAGGCGGCCGGCTTTCCCGAGAAGATCGGCCAGGGCCTCGCCAGCGCCCTCGCCACGTTCGCCGGCATCACGCCGCCGACCACCGACCGCCAGGTCATCGGCATGTCGGCGCCCTCGCTCACCTTCGCCCAGTTCGCCGGGGCGCTGCGCCGGCATACCGCCCCGCTCACGACGGCCGAGATGACATTTCTCTACGGCGTCTGTCAGCAGCTCCAGGTCGACCCCGGCTTCATGGTCGCCGTGTGGAAACACGAGGGCGGCTCGCCGCTCGGCTCGTCCGCGCTGCAACGCCTGAGCCGCATGCCGATCAACGTCAAGGCGGCCGAGGGTGAGCACCGCCCGACGGTCCCCTATGGCGGCGCCCGCTGGCTCTGGGCCGAGACCTACCAGCTCGGCATGCTCTACTCAATCTGGCACGTCAAAAACTACCACGGCTCGGCCGGCCGCCTGACGGCGCGCCAGATCATCCCGGTCCACGCGCCCGCATCGGACGGCAACGACCCCGAGCGGTTTATCGCCAGCGTGCTTGAGGACATGGCCTATATGGAGGCGCAGCCATGAAGTACATCCTCGGCCACCCCTGGACCGTTCGCCTCGCGCTCCGGGTCTTCTGGTGGCTCCTGGAGGCCCTGACCTGGCTGTTCGGGCCCTGGAGCCGGGCGAATCACGAAACCACCACCACCCGCGGCGCAAGCCGCGCTACGGATAGGATTGAACGATGAGCGCTACCACAAATGACACGCCTAAAAAAGGCAACCCCCCGGCCGACTGGCGGGAGCGCTTTATCGTCGCGCTGACATCCTCCGGGAATGTCTCATGGTCGGCGCTGAAAGCCAATGTCACCCGGCGGCATGTCTACCGGGTCCGCGATGAGGATTCAGACTTTGCCGCAGCCTGGGACGAGGCGCTCGACGAGGCGACCGATGTGCTGGAGGCCGAGGCGCGCCGGCGCGCATTGAAGGGCGTCCCCGAGCCCGTATACCAGAAGGGCGAGAAGGTCGGGACGATCACCCGCTACTCGGACACCCTCTTGATCTTCCTGCTCAAGGGGATGCGCCCCGAGAAGTACCGCGAACGCCTCGACCACAACCTGCACGGCCCCGGCAACGGGCCAATCCGCCATATCAATGAGCCGGACCTGTCCGCGTTTTCCGACGAGGAGCTGGAGCTGTATGAGTCGCTTACTGCGAAACTTGCCAACCCTCGATCAGATCAGGGCTGAGCGCGCCAGGCGGCATATGCTGCCCTTCGTGCAATACATCAAGCCTGACTATCAGGTCAACTGGCATCACCAACTCCTCTGCCATTATCTTGACCTTTTTGTCGCTGGACTAATCAAGAAGCTCATGGTCTTTATGCCGCCGCAGCACGGCAAGAGCGAATTGGTTAGCCGGAAGCTCCCGGCCTATATCTTCGGCCGCATCCCCGATGCGAAGGTGATCGCGGCCAGCTACGCCGCCGAGCTGATCCAGGGGATGAACCGGGATGTCCAGCGGACCATCGAAAGCGACGAGTACGCCCGCCTCTTTCCAGGGACCACGCTCAACACCAAAAACATCCGGACGGTCTCGGGCTCCTACCTTCGCAACAACGATATTTTTGAGATCGTCGGCACGGGCGGCCAGTACCGCTGCGCCGGCGTCGGCGGCGGCCTGACCGGCTTCCCGGCCCTGTTCGGCATCATCGACGACCCGTACAAGGACTATCAGGAGGCGATGAGCGAGACCGTCCGCCGCGCCGTCTGGGAGTGGTATACCTCGGTCTTCCTGAGCCGCATGCACGTCAACAGCCAGCAGCTGCTCACCCTGACCCGCTGGCACGAGCTGGACCTGGCCGGGCAGATCCTGGAGTTGGAGGGCGACGAGTGGACCGTGCTCAAGCTCCCGGCCATCAGCGGCGATCCGCCGGGCGCCGACGACATCCGCCAGCCCGGCGAGGCCCTCTGGCCCGAGCGCTTCCCCGTGAGCCTGCTCGATCAGCGCAAGCGGCTCAACGCCCGCCAGTTCGAGGCGCTCTATCAGCAGAACCCGCGGCCTCGCTCGGGGAACATGTTCGACCGCGATCTGGTCCAGATCGTCGACGAGGTCCCATGGAACGCCGATCGCGTCCGGCGCTGGGATATGGCGGCGACCGAGGATGGCGGCGACTGGACCGTCGGCATCCTGATGGCGCGGGCCGGCGGGACGTTCTATATCGAGGACTATCTCGCGGTCCAGCTCGGCACGCACAAGCGCAACGCCCTCATCCGCGCGACGGCGGCCAGGGACGCGGCCCGCTACGACAACACCGTGCTCCAGGTCGGCCCGCAGGACCCCGGCGCGGCCGGCAAGGATGTCGCCCTCGACTTTATCCGCATGCTGGCCGGCTATCCGGTCGATACCGAGATTGAGTCAGGGAGTAAAGAGCTTCGGGCCGAGCCGTTCAGCGACCAGTGGGGCGCGGGGAACGTCGCCCTGAAACGGGCCGAGTGGAATGCCCAGTACCTCAACCGCATGGAACTCTTTCCCCACGGCGGCCGGGACGAGACGGATGCATCGAGCGGCGGATTCAATCGCCTCGCCCTGCGCTGGCAGGATGAGATAGAACAGGTGGTGGTGTACGATGAGCGAGTCAGCATTAGTTCCTATTGAGGACGTTCAGGAGATGGTCGGCGAGTTTGCCGAGCGGTTCGCCTCGCTGGAGGCCGAGTTGGCGCTCATGCAGGATGACCGCGGCTGGCTGCGCCAGGCCACGAGCGATACCGACGAGTTCACCAAAGAGGGCATCGACCAGATCGCAGCCCTCTCGCGGATCTTCAACATCAAAAACCCGCTCATCCAGCGCGGCATCGAGGTCAAAAAAGACTATGTGTGGGGGCAGGGCGTCAGCATCTCGGCGAAGCAGCCGGAGATCAACGTGGTCATCCAGGCGTTTCTCGACGACCTCAAGAATAAAGCCGAGCTGACCTCGCATGAGGCGATGATGGTCCGCGAGGTCGAACGGCAGACCGACGGCAACATCTTCTTTGTCCTGTTCACGAACCAGACGAACGGCCGGGTCCAGCTGCGCTCCATCCCGCTCGGCGAGATCGTCGAGGTGATCTGCAACCCGGACGACGCCAAAGACGTGTGGTACTACCACCGCAAATGGACCTCCAAAGGCCTCCAGGGGACGTTGACCACCAACGAGCGACTCTATCCCGACTGGCGTCACCGGCCAACGGCCCGCCCTGGGACGGTCGAGGGCGTCCGGGTCGAATGGGATGCGCCGATCCGTCACCTCAAGAGCGGCGGCTACTCCGATTGGAAGTTCGGCATCTCGGATGTGTACGCGGCCCTGGCCTGGGCGAAGGCCTACACTCGCTTCCTGGAGGACGGCGCGACCATCCGGGCGGCCCTGGCGCGCTTCGCCTTCAAGGTCAAGACCGCCGGCGGGGCGCGGGGCGTGGCCGCCGCCAAGACCCGGCTCAACACGACGCTCGGCGGCACGAGCGGGCGCGAGACCAACCCGCCGCCCGCAGCCGGCTCGACGTTCATCGCCAGCGAGACCGCCGACATGGAACCGATCAAGACCGCCGGCGCAACCGCCTCGATGGATGACGGCCGGCGGATGCTGCTGATGGTCGCCGCCGGCCAGGGCCTGCCCGAGACGTTCTACGGCGATAGCCAGAGCGGCTCCCTGGCCACGGCGCGCTCCCTCGACCGGCCGACCGAGCTGATGATGACCAACATCCAGCGTCTCTGGAAAGCGGTCATCGGCGACATCCTGAGTTATGTGATCTACTGGGCGGTCCGGGCGCCGTCGGGCAAGCTCCGCAGCCTGGGCCTGCTCAGCGAGGACGAGGACGGCGAGGATGTGATCATGTGGAGCAACGACCCGGTGACCAATGAGCCCTACAATCCGACGGTTGACATTGACTTTCCGCCGGTGGTCGAGATCGACCCGAAGGCCAGCGTCGAGGCCGTCCAGATCGCCGCGCCGTTCATCCCCGACGAGCGCCTGATCGCCCGCCTGATGATGACCGCCCTGGGCGTGAGCAACGCCGACGAGCTGCTGACGGCCATGTTCGACGAGCAAAACCAGCTCGACCAGGGCGTCAAAGAGGCCGCCCGCCAGGTCCGGGCCGCACTGATCGAGGCGTACCATGCCGAGCCTTAGCGCCACCCTGCTCCAGCTTGAGGAGGCCAGGAGGCGGGCCGACAGCAACCGGGAGCGCCGGAAGATCGAGTCCGTACTCCAGCCGCAGCTCGCCGCCGTGTTTGCCGATCAGGGGACGCAGTTCCTCAAGAAATTTACGAGCCTGCGCGGGGAGTTCGCCGAGTCGATCACGGCCGATGACTGGCTGCCGCTGTGGTATAGCGTGGTCGAGGGGACCGAGGATGCCATGGTCATCCCGCTGGAGGAGGCCATCGAGACGGCCCTCTACCGCGGTGCGGTCTCACAGGTCGCCGCCTTCTCGCTCGGGATCGAGTTCGACCTGACCAACGAGCGGGCGGTCGCCTATCTCGACGGCTACGCCGCCAAACTCGTGACCGGGATCAACGAGACCACCCGCGACTATATCCAGACGATCATCGTCAACGGCGTCCGCGACGGTCTGAACTACGAGGCCATGGCCGGGCAGATCGCCGGGCGCTTCGCCGAGTTCGCCGGGAAGGTCCGCGGGCCAAAGCATATCCGCAGCAGGGCCGAGCTGATCAGCGTGACCGAGGTCGGCAACGCCTACAGCGAGGGCAACCGGATTATCGTTCTGGACATGGAGGCGGCCGGCCTGAAGATGCAAAAGGCATGGCTCACGCGGGGCGACGACCGCGTCTCGGACGGCTGTCGCGCCAACCAGGCGGCCGGCTATATCGACCTCAACACGGCCTATCCCAGCGGGCACCAGCGGCCCCTCCGGTTTCCGGGCTGTCGCTGCGATGAAGTGTATCGGCGCAAACCAAAGGGGCGCTCCTGATGGGCAGGCTCGCCACCACCAGCCTCGACCCGGAGCTGGCCGCCTATGCTGAGCGCTGTCGGGATCTGCTCGGCCTGGCCGAGTGGGATATCAGCCTGAGCGAGGACGACGCGCCGGGCGGCGAGCGCGGTACCGTCGGCCACACCATCCTCGACACGCGCTACATCCGGGCGACGGTGACCCTCCTGCGCGACCGGACGCCCGAGCAGAAGCGGCGGACGATCCGGCATGAGTTCCTGCACATCGCGCTGGCCTGGGTCGACCAGGCAGCCCGGCATATCATCATGAAGCTGCCCGAGGATGACCGGGCCTGGGCGTGGTCGCTCTACGGCGAGGCCGAGGACGGCACGATCGAGCGGCTGGTCCGGGCGCTCGATGCTGAATATACTTGACATAGGGGCCATAGCCCTATACAATGTTTGACAGATGAATATCCGTTGGCATCCCTCGGCTTGAGCCTTGTTCGCTCGGGGGTGCAGTGCAGGTGAGCGGCCCGCGTTGATCAGAAATGGTCACCGCGGGCCTTTTTGCGTTGAGGGATTCAATGGCGCCGACCATGCGAAACGTGACCGCTGACTTCTCCTCGTTCGCCGCCCTGGCGGACGCTGAGACCCCGTCGGCTGTCTCGGTCACCTTCACGCTGAACCAGACCATTGGCGCCGATGGCGATCTGGCCCTGCGCGGCGAGTCCACGTTTGCCACCGATAACGAGGGCATCCTCGATGTGTGGCTGGTCGTCCCCGATGATGCGGATACGGGCGCCCCGTATACCTGCTACCTACCCTCCAATGAGCAGTTCTCGTTCGTCCTGGCGCAAGGCTCGGCGATCGATCTGCTGGAGCTGTGGGTCCTGGCGACGGTCCCGGTCGCAAGCCTGGCCGAGGCGCTCCTGGCGACCTACACCCCGCTGGCGACGTTTACCGCCCACGCAGCCCTCGTCGGCGATGCGACGCTCGGCCACGTCAAAAACGGCGGCAACGTCACGATCAACGCCGACGGGACCATGGATGCCAGCGGCGGGGGCGTGACGCAGCAGGACCTTGATGACGCCATCGCCGGGCTGTCGAGCGTGATGATGGATGCCGACGACGCCCTTCAGGTCGACATCAACACCCGCCTGACCGAAGCCCAGGCCGACCTGCTCTATGAGCCGCTGACCACGCCGGCTGTAACGAACAGCCTGCTTGACGCCCTGACCGCGTGCTGGTCGGGCTTCGCCGGCGGCACCCTGGAGCAGAAGGTCAGCGGCTCATAGAGCAGGT